ATTGACAAAAGAAACTATTGCAGAGTATGAGAAAAAATCTCATGCCAAGATGCAGGAGTTTTTGTTGCAGTGGCAACAACGTCACGATAAACGTTGTCTAAATTCAATGCTCAATATTAGGTTAAACAAGGAACCACTGGCAGACTTTGAGCCAGTAGAATGGGAGCCAAAATCATGGGATATGTAGCACTACTATTTGCATCTGCTTTGGGCGTATCTGCGGTTGCAGGTTATTTCTCTATTGTAGGTTTAATGGCAATTTTTCCTGCCGCCGCAATATCTATTCTTGCAATGGGTATAGTCCTTGAGATTGCCAAATTGGTCACTGCCTCATGGTTATATCAAAACTGGGAACGTGCTAATCTATTGATGAAGGTATATTTTGTTCCTGCAGTGGTTATTCTATCTATTATTACGTCTATGGGTATTTTCGGATTCCTATCTAAGGCACATATTGACCAGGGAGTTGACAGTGGTGATGCAACAGCGAAAATTGAGAGGATTGACAATCGTATTAGGGCCAACGATCGTGAGATTACGAGGGCGCAAAAGACGTTGGACGGGTTTGATGCAACGCTTGATAGATACACAGAGCTGGGATATGTTACTCGTGGCCTTGATGAAAGGCGAGAGCAAGCCCCGGAACGTGAAGCAATGCGTAATATCATCGAGGAAGCAGAAAAAGAAAATGATACGCTATATGACGAAAGGTCGGAACTATCAGCCGAGGTCAGGGCATTTGAAGTCGAGGTCGGTCCTATCAAATACATCGCGGACCTCATTTACGAGGACGGCAGGGAGAACCTTGAAGAGGCGGTAAGAGCAGTAATTATTATGCTTGTGTTGGTGTTTGACCCGCTTGCTATTCTGCTTGTTGTTGCGGCTAACATGCAACTTAACTATGCCACAGGTAGACGTATCGAGTTTATGTCCCTTGATGATGTTGCAACAGAAACAGCCGAGGAACTTATTACACCTGAGGAGGCACCTACAGAACAAGTAGAAGTAGTTGAACAGGTCATGGCAGAAGATAAGGAAATACTCGCAAAAATTGGTGATGGTGACACACTAAATCCTGCTGAAAGAAAACGCATTGCAAATTTAGAATGGTTAATTGATAAAAAGCGTAAAAAGTAAATGTTCGTAGAAAAATATCCTTATGACATTACCGTTGCGGCTGGAGGGCTTCTTAAACCTTGTGTTGCACCTAGAGTAATTCAACAATTTAAATATGAATTGCACACTGAAAAAACTATCTTACATGTAGGTATTTCACCCTCAGTATTCGAGGGACAGGATATTTTTGCAGTTTTTCCTAAAGAACAGATAGAAATGTTACAGAACAAACAGGCAGTTTTGTATATAGAATTTATCTATGAGCCTTATGGTAGCCAAGAACAGATTGCAATGATTAAAGAGTTGTGTAATAAATGGAACATTGATTGCAACTTGTTAATTATGCTAGTAGCCAATCCAAATCTAACGGACGCAAATATAAAAATTATCCATGAACATTACCCAGAAATATCCTACCAGAATTTATCCCATCTTTTTAGTCATGGATATATGTGGAATTCTCCTACATTTCTTAATCACGAAGGTGAGGATTTTCAAAACAATATAAATTTCCCTGTGGAATGTCCTGTATATGATGGGAGTGTAAAAGAATGGTTTGTTTCCTATGAGGAGCAAATACAATATAAGAAACAGCATGGTGCTAAAGATTTTATGTTACTACAGAGAACTTTTCGTCCACATAGAGACACAATATATGATACCCTAAACAAAGCAGGGTTGTGGGAAAATAATAATTGTTCCTACTTACATAAAGGTATAATGGTGCCACTGCCTGGTGAATCTGAACGTTTGTATTCTATAGTAGAAAACAGAGATTTTAAAAAGATATGGATACATACAGACTATGCAAAAAATTCCTGGGTAGCCTGTATCAGTGAATCTCATGTTACTAGTCCTTTTCCATGGTTATCTGAAAAATGGTATCAGGCAGTAAATAACAGTTTACCTATGATAATGTTGGGTCCGCAAAATCATCTTGATTTATTTCGTGATTTTGGCTTCAAGACGTTTGACAAATACTTCGATGAATGTTATGATAAGCAATCTTCTTTTGAAGATAGAATGAATGAAGTCGTTACATTATTGAAAAATATAGGTAGGATTGATAATAAATTGGTTTGGTATGAATCAATGAGAGATGTTTTGGAACATAATTATGATAATGCAAAACAATTCAATAAACTTTACCCAAGTAAGTGTGTGGATAATTTTGTAAGACTTTTTAATGGAGCTCTTAGGAGTATTGGATAATGGAGTATAATATGCAAGATATTGTTGAAACTTTAAAAACTCAGGTTGTTGAAATTACATTTAACAAACTTGATGGTACCGAACGTGTGATGAATTGCACGTTGCAGGAGAATGTTGTTCCGGTAACAACAGGTAAATCTCGTGCTACAGATAAGAACCTAGTTGTGTTTGATGTTGACAAACAGGGCTGGCGGACCATTGTGGCGGACCGAATCACAAAAGTAACGGCTTGACTTTACGGACAAACTCCTATAATATATACAGTATTATAGAAGGAGTCCTTTATGGCACGACAACCAGAAAAATTTGAGCGGAAGAAAATCCGCAAACGGCGCAAACCTATGTCGCCGGAACAAAAAGCGGCGGCAGTAGAACGTCTGGCTAAGGCTAGAGCAAAACGTGCCGCCGCAAATCCCCCTACATATAAGAATGTCCATCCAGATGTAGTTGCTATACCTGATGATGGTCATTTGTCACTTGCAAAGGTTCGTAAGTGGATTAAACACAACCGAGAGCTTCTCAAGGAAGAACGTTCTAGTTTACGAGCAGGAGTAAAAGGCTCTGAGGCTAAAGTTAAAAGCCTCGAAGGCTATATCCGTAATATGGAAAAGTATTTACGAGACGGTGATTGGTGTGACGACTTTTGGGGTGAAGAACAACAGACTAAAACAAAATGGCGTTGCATGGCAATGGCGTATGATAAAGACGGCAATCCTAAAAGAACACAAGGTGTTTACTATGAGGATCTCGGATATCGTTGGGGCTTTGAACCCGAGGAGGAAGAGGCATGATTGTAGTTGATTTTAATCAGACAGCCATTAGTAATCTGATGGCAGAGCTTCGTGGTCGCACAGATATAGAAGTGAATGTGCCTTTATTGCGGCATATGATTATCAATGCTATACGAGGCTATCGTAACAGGTTCCATGAAGAATATGGTGAGATTGTTATTGCATGTGACAACCGACATTATTGGCGGCGTGATGTGTTTCCTCACTACAAAGCCTCACGCAAGAAAACACGAGAGTCCAGTGGTTATGATTGGTCTTCTATTTTCGATGCTCTACATATGATACGCAATGAGTTGGATGAGTATTTTCCTTATCCTTTTATTGATGTTGACGGTGCGGAGGCTGACGATATTATTGGCACACTTGCAGAATACAGTCAGACACAGACAACGCCAGGTAAACTATTTGACGAGGCAGAACCTTTTCTAATTATCTCTGGTGACCATGACTTCCAACAGTTACAAAAGTGGGAGAACGTAAAACAGTGGTCGCCTATTAAGAAGGCGTTTGTTAAGATTACTGAACCTGCACATGCAGTCCTCATGGAGCATATTATCTCAGGTGATAAGGGTGATGGTGTTCCTAATATTCTTAGTCCAGGTGACACATTTGTAGAAGGCAAGCGTCAACGTCCTATTCGTAAGACTGTATTGGCTGAATGGAAGTTACAGAAGCCTGAGGAATGGGTGTCAAGTGATATGGCAGCACGTTACAATCGTAACAAACAATTGGTTGACCTGTCAATGACTCCAACCGAAATTAAAGAAGGTGTCATAGAGTCATATGAGAAACAACTAAATAAAGATAGAAGCCAACTTCTAAATTACTTTATAAAGTATCGTTTGAAAAACATGATGGATGTATTGGAGGATTTTTAATGTCAGATACTAATGGTGTGTTCGGTGAATTTACACAAGAAAAAGCCGATAAATATTCCCGTGAAGAATATTCTGTTTATGAATGGGTAGGTAAACATCTTCACAAAAAAACATATACCCGCAAATATTTTCCTGGTTCCGTTAATGGATACTCGGATTCTTTTGTCAGTGAGAAACTATAATGGCTAGAAAATTTAGACAATTTAATGATGCTCTTGACTGGGTATTTGAAGCAACTAAAAAAGACGAGCAAATTACACGTTTAAAAGAATGGGCATCAACAAATCAAACAGTTGTTCCTTTGGTGCGTATTGGTGTTGGTGCTGAAAAGCCTAATTGGGGTCTTCCTGAGGGTATGCCTGAAACAGCTAAATTGCAAGATGATTTACCTGAAGGTATGGGTGAAACAACAATTCAAATAGAATGGCGCCGTATCAATACTTTCCTGGATCCTAATAGTAACCTACGCAATTTGCCGCCATGGAAACAGGAAATGAATTGGATGCAGATCCTAGAAGGACTACACCCTTCAGAGGCTAAAATTCTCACCGCAGTTAAAGATGGTGTGTTACTTGAAATGTATCCTAAACTTGAGAAACTTCTAAAGGATCTCGGCATTACAGAATACAATAAACTTCCTGAAAAGAAAACACGCAAACCACGCAAAAAGAAAACAGCCTAGTTAGGGCGATATGGATCGTAGTTACGACCCCATTGCCAGCCCTCAGGCAGTGCGTCAGTTGTAGGGACTAGATGTTTTGTGCCGTTGGGCTCCACACACCAGCGCCTTGTAGGTCGATTGAGAGCAGACTCCTTAATCTTTTGTATTGACTCTGCTCTGTGTTTGCGTCCATACATTGGGTTGAACTCACCTCGCCTAGTGCCTGTCATTGTTTTAGACACCTTATC